CGATTGCCCTTGCGGGGCGGAGGTTGTGGGAAGGGGGGCGCGTGGCGCGCTGAGCACCGACTGGACGTATGCAGTTCTTGTGCCGGAGGGTCACTTGAGATTTCCCCCAATGGAATCGCACAGTTGAATGATTCTCCAAGTCTCATTTGACTGCAAACACACGATTTCATTGATTCCCCCGTGCATAGTTCTACGTTTCCCCTTCTACATCCCCGCCCCCAGCCCGTGCTCGAAAAGGCAGCGGTCCTATAGTAGTGTATCTATATAGATACATATATGGCTAGGACCACGGTAAGCCCCCGGGGCAGGTAGAAGGGGAAACGTAGAAGGATCTCCCCTTGACATTGTGTTTTCAACATGTTACAGTCATTTGTGGTTAGGGGAACTTTCCCCGCATAATGAAATTAAGGACTTACGTCACGTTGAGAAAGGGGGAAATCTATGCGGCAACCGCGCTCCGCCAACCTAGTACCGCTCCGCCTTCGCGTCATGGCGGAATACTCGCACCCGCCAGGCTCGGAGCCGAAGTGCATCTGCTGCGGCGTTCAGCACGAAGTCATGCTTACGATTGACCACGTATACGGAGCGGCAAGCGGCCCCTTTGCACCTTCGGTCAAGGGGAAGATAGGTCGCCGTCCGCTGCGTGGACCGGCACTGTACTCCTGGATCGCCCGCAACCGCTTCCCAAAGGGCGCGTTCCAGGTTCTGTGCTTCAACTGCAACATCGCCAAGTTCCGACTCGGTCGGTGCCCACACGGGGGGCCGGTCGCGCCGCCGCCCCGGCTGAGGAAGGGCGCGGCTGCTGTGCAGCAGGCTGCCAAGCAAGACAGACTCAGAGGTGGCGGCGTCGACCCGGTGGAGGTGGAACGGCTGCGCCAGAAGTATGGCACAAAGTGAGAGGGGGTGAACCCGATGCCGAACCGATGCATGGCGACCAAAAAGGTCCTAGGCACGTTCCTGGAGTGCTGGGAGTTTGAGTTTCACAAAGGGAAGTGCAAGTTCGTCACGCCGGAGATGGCTGTGCTGGTATGGGCGGCGAGAAACGCCGACGCCGTCGAATCCTGCTCCGGCTGTGGCAGCGACGGCCACGCCAAGCGCGACTGCTCCGAGAAGGTCGGGGGCACCAACGCGGAGTGAACGCAACCCACAAAGAAAGGGGTGCAGCTATGGCAACCGACCGGACTCTCGTCGTGATGAAGTACAAGAAGTCGACCAAGCATACACGGGTGTATGAAGCCGAACCGCGAACCGTCGGTGAAGGAGCGCTGGCCGCCACAACTCTCTACATCAGTAAGTACAGCTTGCCGCCTGAGCCACCGCAGAGCATCACAGTTCTATTGGAGTGGTAGCAAAGCGGCCAACATTGTGTCAAAGCTGGCACAAAGTCGCTTCGCCCGCTTCGCAGCGCTGACTGGCACGTTCCTTGCATATGCAATCCGAGCGCCATAAATCGTCAATCCCCATCAGAATTGTCTTGACATGGGGAAATCGACGTGATACAATGCGCTCACTATCAGAAAGGGGGAGACACATGGGCACTCTTGGCGACAAAATCCGCGAAGCCACGGCGACGGAACGCCAGTGTGCGCTGAGCATGCTGACACGGTGCAACCGCCTGGAAGATTTGAGCTTCGAACTCGACCACATCCCCGGCGACCAATTCGGCTACGTCTTCCCGGGCTTTCAGACTAAGATATACTTCGTACTGGGCATCGAACCCGCCGAAGCATCCCGCCTCCTCCGCGCCTTCGTCAAGGCCACTGGAATCCGACTGAAGAAGGAATTCAGGGAGTGTAGAGGCACGTTCGCCGCCGCTTCCTACGAGCCTGGTGACCCGAACGTGGCGTTTGAAGACTTCGTCCCGCAGGAGTGCCACATCGAGCCCGTCACCCGGCTGGTGCCCGAACACGAAGAGACCTCCTACAAGGTAGTGTGCAGCCCGCCGGAGGCCGCGGAGGCGACGGTGGAACCCAACGGCGAAGTCACAACGGCGCCTCTAACAGACGAGGAGCGTACGGTGATCACCGCCGTTGTTGGGGAAGCAAAGCGGTTGGATATGGAAGTATAGTACAATGGCGCCGCGCAACCCCACCGTCGTGGAGGAGGTGAAGCCGTGAACAACCCACATCTTCTACTATCAACCGAGGAGCGCAATCGCTTCGCCTTTTGGCTGGAGTTCGAGGCGGCCACAAGTGAGGGCCTTATCAAGCAGATGGAAACCATACCCGGTACGGAACGAGTGGCCAAACATATGAAGATGAAGCGGGCTGCCTATCTCGTTGTGGCAAGGGACATCCGTGGAACCGAGGAGTTTTTACTTGGCGGCCCCGAAGGCTAGCTTCGCCTTCTACCTCCCCCGCTTCACGTCGAAGGCACACGCTGCCGCCTTCGCGGCTGCGGTACAGGTCCGCTTGGCGGCAGTCACCGGCGTCCTTGTCTTAACGACCGGGCAGGTACTACTCGGCTCCTCCGACCCTGAACTCAACACCGTCGAAGCCGAGCACGTCATGCTTCGCTTGCACGACGCTACGACTCGGACCCGGTGAAACACGTCACACCCCCGAAGGGAGGTGATACCACATGGCATCGTATGACGGGGCTTTGAAGGCATTCGTCGCCAAGTATGGCGAGGATGCGGTGGAGGCTGCGTTCACCAACTACGAGAATCAGAAGAAGCGCAGCAAGGATGCCCACAACAAGGCACAGGCGCAGCGGCAGGGACTGGCCAACCTTCTCTCGAAGGCGAAGTCGGACCCTCGCGTGGCCGAGATTCTCAAGTCGGCCGGGCTGCAGGTGGGCACGTAGCACGCAACGCAGGTGGGAAAGTCCGCTGCGCCAACGGGACGCGGGTTGCGTTGGCGCAGCGGGGCTCCCCAAGGGAGGTGCAGCCATGAGGCTTTGGATTGGCCGCCCCGCACGGCATGGCGCCCCGCATATCCTCTTCGCCTCAACCGGCGCTGAAAGGAGCGTTCCCCGTGTCCTACATCACCAGCGAGATGGTGGGTTCTTCGCCGCCTCCGGCGCCGATGGAGCCGGTTTTGCCTGCGACCGCTGTGGCGCTGCGCTCGTGGGATTTCGAGTCGCGGACGGCGTGGATATTAAGCCGGCTGCGCTCGCAACGGCCTTCAGCGCCGGCGCCGCGCAAGGCGGCCACGAGATCGGGGCCATCGAGACGGGCGGCGAAGCTGACGCCGGCGGAGCGTGAGGCCATCCGGCTGTTGAAGGAGGCGGGGTTGTGGGAAGTCTAAGGGCGAAGCTCGCCGAGCTCGTCGGCCGCTGGGTGGAAGTGTGGATCGCGGATGGCTCGGGGCAGCCATTCGCCGGCACGCTGGCGCCGATGATGCCGCCTTCACAGACGAACAGCGAACTCAGCTTCGGACAGCCACCAGTGGAATACATCGAACTCCTCCACGATTTGCAAACCGCCCCAACCATCATCGCGGTCGCAGCCATCGCGGCTGTACGGGTGAGCCCAAAGGGAGAGTGACGTGCACCCCATAATATTGGGAATTGACAAAAGGTGGTTCGGTCGGCTCACCCCGCTCGGCGCTGCCACAAATGGAGATGGCGAATATTTCCTCGCCGTCCTAGTCGCTGGTGAGATCGGCGACTACGCTTGCTACGTCGGCCTCGGGGAGGACCCGTTTCTTGTTGCTAAGTTTGGCGATAAGATTAGCTTTGAAGAGGCTTGTGCGCACTTTCCCGGTGGGCAGTTGGAGAGATTGAAGTACCGATTGTGAGGTGAGACGTGAGCATCCGAACCGGCCCATCCCCACGTGGATACAGCCGCGTGTGGGAGTTTCAACGCTGCGAACAACTGTGGGACTATGAGACCAATGGAGTTCCCGAGCTCGGCGTCGGCCCCCTCGCCGCCCCGACGTGCCACGATTACATCGCCATCGGAACCTGCTTCCATGAGGCCATGCGAGCACGCAACCGAGGAGGCTCCTTCGAAGACTCCGTCGTTGCCGCCTCGGAGGCACTCGATTTCCTCTGCGCCACCTACAACAACTTGGCCCCCGACGCGGCCAAGCTACGCGACTTCCTCTGCGAACTCATATCCCAGTACGCCCTCAAGTTTGGCGACAACCGCGAACTCGACCCGTACATCCTCCCCGATGGCACGAAGCTGGTGGAACAGCAGTTCGACATCATCCTACCAGATCAGCAACTGTTGACCGCCCGAGTCGACCTCGTCTGCTTCTGGCAAGGGGTCCCCACCGTCGTCGATTACAAGACCACCGCCGATGACCTGGCCTACTACTTCCAACAGTTCGACATGGATAGCAAGTGTACGGCCTATGTGTACGGCGCGAAGCAACGCTTCGGGTTCGAGCACGTCAACGTGGCCATTATCGCCGCGAGGAAGCCCCGTAAGAACCCGAAGACGAAGGAGTGGCCCGAGCCGCTGAAGTTCGACTTCGATGTCCACATCACTCAACGCAGCCCGCGGGAGTTGGAGCGATGGGCGGACAAGACCATGTCCTTGCTGAAGCAGATGAATGAGGTTACACAGCGCCGCCGCCTGCCGATCCAAGACGACCAGCAATGCCTGGACAAGTACCGCAAGATTTGTGTGTACAAACCGCTGTGCAAGTACGGGTTGCGGCAGGAAGTCGTGAGCCAGTTCAAGACTGGCGTGAATATAGAGATGGAAGGCGAGTGACCCAAGGGAAAGGAGCGCAGCCGTGATCGAGCTGAAGAACACAGCCGACATCAAACCGAACCAAGACCTGCTCATCAGCGCCATCATCGCCTCGATGAAAGGCGACGGCAAGACCACGCTTGCGTCCACCTTCCCCGATCCCTTGTTCTTCGACTTCGATGGAGGGGTGAATAGCCTGATGGGCACTTCGTATCCCTACATATCGAACCCGAACTATGAGACCATGCTCGAGGTTATGCTAGCCGTGCAACGGGGCGGTCAACCTTGTGCCAGTATTGGCATAAAGTTGACTGGCGAAGGCGTGTCGACGCCGGTTGACACCGAAGTGCCCGTCCGGACCATCGTCTTCGACTCGATTACGAAGGGCCATCGCCGCTTCCTGGAGTCCGCGATGGCTCTTGGCCGGCGCAGCATCCCCGCCATCCAGGACTGGGGCCTCGCGTCACAGCGCCTGACGGAGATGATTGACGGGCTGAAGCCCTTCGTCAACGTGGTCATCTGCGCCCACTTCGAGATCATCAAAGACGCAAACCTCGAGCGCGTGATGGCGCAAGTCTGGCTCCCGGGGCAGCTTGCGAACCTCTTGCCCCTCGGCTGCGACGAGCTCTGGCGCATCCGGACGGAGGTCGCCGCCGGCAACAAGCGCAAGTTCACGCTTTGCACCGTTTCCGACGGCATCTTTCCCGGTGCCACGCGCTTCGCACAGCGGGGGATGCCCCCGTTCCTCGACATCACCGGCGCAGATGGGCAGGATGGCCGCCCCAAGGCGTACGACCTGGTCCGGAGGTGCATCAAGTGACGCAGACGGCCTACTTCATTTGCGAACTGTGCCAGAAGGAGGGGCTTCAAGAAGTTCCCGACTGTGGTCACTTCATCTGCCCTGACTGCTTTGCGGGCGGCGTGGACGGCGAACCCAATCGGTGCGTTCAGTGCCTCGACGCGGCGGCGGACGCCTTCGACCCCGACGCGGCCAACTACTGCAACACCTGTGGCGCTGCGTTGCGCGACCGGATGGAAACCCACGGCCAGGACGAAGTCGAGTGGATCACCTTCTGCCCTGAGTGTGACACTCAAGGAGATTCGGGATGAAACCCATGAATGAAGCCGCGGTCCAACACGGCCAACAGGCAATCGACCATCTCAGCAAAGCGATTGTAGAGGAGACCGAGCAGGGAAACTTCCCGATAGCCGCACGGCTTCTCGGCCTCGCCCAGGCGATCGACGAACTGGTAAACGACGGACAGCTTGACCCATCAACACCACCAGCCGAGAGCGGAGCGCTCGAAGCACTGCTCCCAGTCACGCAGAGGAGGTCGGGATGAACCCACAACTCGCTCAGGACCTGCAAGACGCCTTCCGCTGCGGCGAGCCGGTGGAATACCTCATCATCGGTGCGGCCATCGGCGTCGCAGCCGCCTGGCTCGCTTACAAACTCGTCTCATTCTACGCCTTGCCGGAGGTCAACGTGCCGGGCCGACGCGCCGGCCACATCGAGACCGGGCTTCGCAAGGCGCTACGAACACTACATTTGCTCTAGCTCGGCGTAGCCTGCGGCCGCGTGGCCGCCAACCCGTCCGACCGGGTCGCAAGGGGGCCCGAGTGGTCTCCCCCCGGTTTCCGCTTCGGCGCCAGCCCGGCCCGGTCGGACTTCTTCAACTCTTGAAAGGAGAATGAACATGGCCCGCATCACCTCCGACTACCAGGACACGAGTATCGAAGCCGTCAGCGAAGGCCCGTACCACGGCAAGGTGAAGAAGATCGCCCTGCAGCCGCTGAAGCCGGGGAAACAGTGGCAGTCTATCCGTGTGGACCTCTCGTTGCGCCTCCCCGCGGACCAGGCGGCGAAGGCCCTCGCCGACGGCTCCTACCCCCTCGTCGACTTCATTAGCCTCGCGCCGCAGGCCGGGTGGAAGCTCGAAGAGTTCCTCATTGCTGCAGGCGGCGTGGTCGGGGTCAACTACCACAAGAAGGAACTCGGTGAGAAGAAGTTCACCCTCGAATGGGACACGGTCGACTTCGACGGCCGCGACGTGCTGGTCCTCGTCAGCGTCGGCCCGGAGCGCAACTCCGACGGGAGCCCGAAGGTTGGTGGCCGCATTATGAACCAGGTCGAGTCGTACACGAAGCCGTAGGCGCGGCCATGTCCTTCACGGTGTTGATCCTCCTGCTGGTCACGTTTGCCATTGCGGCCACCCTCCTTCCAGAGGTAGTGGCTGCGTGGTTAGCGCGACGGCGGGGGCGGAAGGGAAGTTGAGCGTGCTGGCGGGCGGCGAGAACATGGGCCAAGCGGGTGCGGTCGAGCGGACAGTTGAACCGCGCAAGAGTCCCGCGCTAGTTGGTTCGGCCCGCCAGCACTTCGATGGGCGGCTCAACATGTGCACACGTCCTGGGCGTAAGACCCCACGGGGCAGGCCCGGAGGTGTTGAGCCGACCTTCCTTCACGCGGCCATGATCCATTGTAACGGGTGCTACCGCGAAGATGGCTATGATCCTGGATGTCCAGGCTGCGGCCATGAAGCTGAACTTACGAGAGTGCAAGAAGAAAACAACCACCTATGGGCGGTGTTCAAGACGTGTCATGGCTGCCGACACGTTGTCCCCGGGGTGATGTTCGGCTGTCCGATTCAGCGGCATCTGAATTTGTCGGGTCATTGTAATCAATACGAGGCTACGCATGGATAGACCGTGGCACGAGTATTGTGAAGCAGTTATTCGTTCCCTGGAGGCCGAAATTACTCAGCTTCGCACTCTCGTGACCGAGCGGGACAACCGGCAGAAGTTGCTGGAGGAGGCAGACGCGGAGGTTACCACATTGCGGGCCGCCCTGGCCGTGGCGGGTGATATGGCGAAACTACTAACGACTAAATGCCAATACACGTTGCATTCTGACAAAGCAAGTTTACTCGCTACCCGCTTCCACTCGGCGATGAAGAAGGTGGGGAAATGAGCGAACACGCAGGTGCTCCGCATGTCCATTCGTTTCCTGCCTGTGAATGCGGGCAGACGATTACCTCGTTGCTTGATACCTTATCCGACACGATGCGCGAACGGGCGCGGGCCCTAGCCGCCGCCCAACAGCGTGCGGAGGCGGCGGAGCGGGAGCGGAATGAAGCCCTGAAGATCATGGTCTCCGCAAAGCTAGAACCTTGTACGATTCATAACGCCTTTCAGCCTGGATGCGTGAGTTGTATCGTCAAGAAGGCGATGGAAGCCGATACCCTCCGCGCCGACCTGAGGCGTGTGGTGGAGGCGTTGAAAGAGGTGGCTGATTATTTTGAGGACCGCTCTTTTCCTGTTCGTAGTCATTACTTGGGTGCCATTTGGTGGCAGAGAGTGTTGCCAAAAGTTGATGCCGCCCTCACCCACCCCACTCCCACCACGGCGGGGTATACGACATGACTAAAACCTGGGATGGTACGAAATTAAAACAATGCAAGTGCGGTGCAGACAACTGGAATTATATCGGTGATGAAGACCACGATGACGGTGTGTGTGAGGTATTCAAGTGCGCAGCCTGCGGCCAAAGAATCCATATAGAATTGCCCGATTAGTTACCCCCACCACGCCAGAGCCAGTGGGGGAGGCGAAGGGGGAGACACCATGACACTCACCAAACGGCGGGCACAATTTGTGTGCCTCCACGGCACTTCCCACACTGCTGAGGAGGGCCATCGGGCCATTGCGTGGGCCGCACAGCGACACCCCACTCATGACCTTGAACTCGGCGAATGCTGGATCATCCTCTGGCGTGAATTCGAAGCGAAGCGCGAAGCGTGAAGACGGCAACCGTCTGGATTGACCCCGACACACGCATGATCGCGCTCCGCACGCCATATGACCACTTCCTCGTGGCCAGCATCAAAACGGTCATCCCCGGGGCGTCACGCCGGTGGGATGGGGCGCGGAAGATATGGCTCATTGACCAAGGATTCATGGCCGAGCTGGAAAAGCTCCTCGCCACCCTCGACTACCGCGTCGAAGATGGCACACTGCCACACGAAACCACCGCGGCCAGCGGTAGCGACAGCCCGTACCACGCGCTACTGGAGGGGCTGCCGTCGAATGTGCTGAAGCAGATATACCGCGTGATCGCACTAGCGTGCCATCCTGACCAAGGGGGCGACCCGGAGTTGATGAAGAAGGTTAACCTGGCGTGGGGGAGGATTGAGAGGAGGCAAGGAAAGTGAGCGAGGAAGCGGCTGACGCTCTACGACTCTGGCTAGAATCGGAGCTCACCCGTCAGCTTCGTCTCGGCGGCCCCGGCTACGACGCTAACGAATCCGAGCTTCGTGTTGAGGTAGCCTCCTCAAAGATACTCTTCATCGCCATCCTCCGCAAACTCGGCGGGAAGATAGAGCTAACGCCAAGTGAGTTAATGAGCCGCCCTGATGATTTCAAAGTCAGCCGCACTCATGACTACGAACGCAACATTATCACGTACCGCTTAACGAACGAACGCAGCGGCCTGCTAATAGAGGAGCGAAGCGATGAGCCTTGTTAAACGGTCTGGCGACGACGCGCCGAAGCGCAACCCATTTGACTCGCTGAAGAAGGCGGCGTCCGCTCCGCTGCTACCATCCAACCGCCGTCTCGATCTCTTGCTGGACGTGAGTAGCAGCATGGGCGTCCGGTGCAGCAGCGGCCGCGCCGCCATTGAAGAACTCGAAGACGCTGCGCGGGCAACCATTGCCGAATACTCCTCTCGGGTTGAGATGTCCGCCGTGCTGTTCGGCACCGTGAACGAGCGCAGAGTCCTCCGCGTCCCCGTCAAGGCCCTGCCCAAGCTCGAAGCCTGCGGTGGTACTCCCATGCACCTCGCCATCTACGAGTTCGCCTTAGCATCAGCTGGCAGCCATGCCATTCTCATGTCTGACGGGCGCCCGGACGACCCGCGAAGCGTCCGCGCGGCGGTCGAATCCGTCGCCGCCTCAAAGGTCATCCACACCATTGCCTGTGGACCGGGCGCCGACGAAGAGTTGCTGAAGTGGATCGCCAATCGCACCGGAGGCAAGTTCTTCCGCCTCGGTGACGCTATTGACCTCCCCAACGCATTTCTTGAACTAGCTCGCGTAGCGGTCGCCGCTCTCACAACTGGACAGGAAGCCATCCCTGCTGGAGGTAATGATGTCCGAGAAACGCCGAACCAGTGACCTCAAACCGCATCCGCTGAACTCAAGGCTGTACGCTCCGCCAGGCGGCCCTGAGTTTGAGGAGTTCAAGGCTGTATTCAAAGAGCTCGGCCAACTGGTCCCGCTCAAGATCACCGACGACGGGACGATCATCTCTGGCCACCGACGGTGGACGGCTGCTCAGGCCATCGGCCTCGAAGAACTCGACTGCGAGGTCGAAGCGGAGACCGATCCGCTGGCGCTGGAACGGCTGGTCATTGAGCACAACCGCTACCGCCGCAAGACATACACCGAGATCATGCGCGAGGCGCGCCGCCTTGAGGAGATCGAGGCCGTCCAAGCCAACACGCGCCAGGGGCGTCGGACGGACCTCGGTCACGAGCACACATCCATCCCAGGCAAAGCCCGAGACATCGCCGCCGCGACAGTTGGCCTCAGCCACGGCACCTACCACAAGATGAAGGCCATATGGTCCGCCGCCGAGCGGTCCGAACTCATCAAGCTGAAGGTGGAGGCGTTGGACCGTGGCGAGTCGTCCATCGACTCTGTGTTCAGGCTGGTCGGCCAGCTGAACAAGACCCCTTCGGACTTTGAGCCAAAGGTCTATGATATGTGGTCCTTCGGGGGGCTGAACCCGAAGTATGGGAAGCCGCACCCGGGCGGCCTCCCCGGCGACTTCATCGAGAACATCATTCACTACTGGTCCCACGACGGCGACATAATCGCGGACCCATTTGCTGGCGGCGGGATTACAGTGGACGTGTGCCGGGCGATGGGCCGCACGTGCTACGCTTCGGATATCGCCCCGACGCGAGATGACATCTTCCAATGGGACGTTACACAAGGCTACCCGCCTTATGAGCAACGCCCCAATCTCATCTTCCTCGACCCGCCATATTGGAACATGGTCGCCGAGGACTACGTTGAAGAGTCCGCTTCGGCGTTGGACTTCCCCGGGTTCATCAGCTTCCTTCGTAAGCTGGCCAAAGACACCGCCGCGGCCTTGCCGCCCGGTGGCACGGTCGCCGCCATTATGATGAAACAGAAGTTCCGCCTGCCGGAGGGCCTTCCGTTCATGGACTGGCCCTTCGTGTGGTATCGCTATTTCTGCGAAGCCGGCCTATTCAGCCTCGACCGCATCGCATGCCCGTGGCCGACGTCGATTTGGCAGGCGTTTCATGTGGAGAAGGCGAAGGAGGATCGGCGTATACTGCCGCTTGTTGGCGACCTCATCATCTTCGCCAAGCCGGCGGCGGAGGAGGTCCCGGATGGGGACTGAAGTCATCTTCACTTGCGATCGCTGCAGCTCACGTAGCGACGGCCGCAAGGATGGGTGGTGGGACCTTGTTGACGATGGGTATAAACTGACCGTCGAGCGAGCGCTGGACGAACCCGTCGGCTTCGGCGGCAAGCGCCGCCTCTGCGGCGCACGCTGCGCGGTGGAAGAGGTGGCAGATTGGCTCCGAGCACGTTCTGGTGGATCAACCCCCGCGTCGCCGTAGACGAGACGTGGAAATGCGTGGCATGGTGGAAGTGGCCGTGGGACGACTATGATGGCCGCGTTCGCCGAGTCTTTCGACGAAGGAAGGAGGCCGCCGTGAGCAAGGAGCTGCTGATCGACCCAGGTGAGTGGAAGGTTGCCGTTGAGCTAGAGCTTGGTCGCAAGACGACAGCCTTCTCCTACGACGAGGCGGTTCTCGCCGCCGCGCACCGTGTCCACCTCGCGGCCATCCGGACGCTGACGGCGACCGTGCTGGAACAGGTCAAGATGCTGGAGTCGGTGCTGACGAAGGAGTGGGAATGACAGACGCGCCCACCTGGTCCTCCCGGAAGCCGCCGGAGTGCGCCGGCTGCCCCTTGTGGGACGAACCGGGCCCCGTCTGGGGCGACGGCCCGCCAGACGCGGCCTTGGTCGTCGTTGGCGAAGGCCCCGCTGGGCAGGAGATTGCCTTCGGCCGACCCTTCTCCGGCGGCGCAGGCCGCGTCCTCACCGCTCTGCTAGCTGGCGCAGCCATCCCCCGCTCCAGCGTCCGCATCGAAAACGTCGTCTGCTGCCGCATCCCGAATGATGACGCGGACGAGTTCGCAGGCATGGAGGAGGCGGCGCGGCATTGCGCCGAGCACTTCCTCGAACCCCGCCTCAAGGAAATCCAGCCCCACGCGGTCGTCCCGCTCGGGGGCTGGGCCAACTGGGTGCTAACGGAGCGCTGCTCGAGGGATGCACGAGGAAAACCGCAGGCTGGGCAGGGCATATATGGCTTCCGTGGCTTCCCATACCAGTCACCCATCTACGACTTCCTCATCGTGCCAACGATCCATCCCGCTGCGCTAATGTACGACCAATCCATGTGGCAGGTGGTCGTCGCCGACCTCCGCCGTGCGGCTACGCTGGCGAAGGATGGCTACGTCGCCCCCCCAGAGGAGTTCCTCGTGCCGACGACCCCCGATGAGGTCGAGCAGTTTCTAGCGGCGGTCGAAGAGGTCAAGGTGGAGGTCTCAGTTGACATCGAGAACCCGCAGGACGTGCTGACGATCATCGGCTTCGGCCTGGCGGGCGGCGTCGCCCTGGTCGTCCCGTTCATCAACAACGAAGGCGAGCGGTACTGGCGCGAGCCAGACGAGCTTCGCGTCATCCAAGCCATCTACCGACTCCTCGCCAACCCCGAGGTGGACAAAATCGTTCACTTCGAGCAGCATGACCGCTTCTGGTTGGAGCAGTACGGCTTCGAGTGCGCCGGGCGCTGGTGGGACACTCACGTAATGCACGCCATTCTGTACCCGCCGCTGCCGCACGGCCTCGGCTTCGTTGGCTCGGTGCACACGCTACGAAGGGAGTGGAAGTCGTTGATACCGTCGTGGACTAAAGAGCAAGAAGGTGAGGACAAATGATCGCAAGGCCGCTGCTAATCATAATCTCCGCTGCTGTAGTTATTGGCATCATTATTACCATCTGCATTGCTTTGGCCAGCATCTTGATCGAATGTCGCCAGGCTGGATTCTCATGGCTCTTTTGCCTATGGATGGTGACTCGATGAACAATTTCATCCGCTGGAAGGCCGGCCTGCCGGATTTGTATTTCTGGTGCCGCGACTGCCAACAATGGATTCTCGAAGGGAACCCGCTGGCGTGCCCGCACAACCAGTCCATCCTCTCACGGCCGGCCAAGGCGACCTATGACCCCGATCGAGACGGTCCCGTATACGGCATCGGTGCGGTCCTCCGCGCCTGTGGGTACAAGCACCTCGCGGAAGACATGGAAGACGCAATGAGGCCGGATCATGCGACTTAGTTCAATCCAATGGTGAAACATGAAAGTGCCGTGCCTTCACTGTGGAACAGAAATTGAAACAGCGGCTTTGCCCAGCTTGTCATAGAGCGGAGGACCATTCGTGAAGCTCAGTCCAGTTTTGACTACTTACAATGGTTGCGACGTAGCCGTTACCTACGAAAGCAAGCAGGACCTTTGGTTCGAGCTCGGCGAGTTCGGGCTGAAGCATTACTACTTTGGCTACCTCCAACCGCTCGCCTCAGCGGTCTACGCCATGCAAATGCGTGGAATGCCGGTTGATCTTGGCCGCATGGAGGAAGCGAAGCGTGAACGCCTGGCGAAGATGGGCCGCTTGCGAGAGTCCCTTCGCGGCTGCGCAGCAATTATCAACGAGCCTGATTACAACCCGAACAGCAACCCGCAAACCGCGAAGCTCCTCCGCGAGTTTGGCTTCCATAGTGGTCGGGAAACTGACAAAGGCGCCCCGAAGGCTGACAAGATGGAAATCGTCACCGCGCTGCTGAAGACGGCGGGGACGCCGGTGGAAGCCGTCTTCGCCAACATTGCGGAGTATCGTGGAGAGTCAAAGGACTACGGCACCTTTCTCGCTGGGCCGAAGGCGAAGCCGTGGCTCCACATTCGTCCATGGTCGGACGGCCGCATCCGCACCCGCTTCCTCGTCACCACGCGAACAGGCCGCCTGCAAAGCCGTAAGTGGACTACGCCATGGGGCGTTGGCCCTGAATTTCAGAACATCCCCGACGACATCCGACGCATTTATTGCGCTCCACCCGGATACGAATTCATCCAGGCCGACGCGGCACAGCTCGAACTGGTCCTCATGGCCAACGCAGCTGGTGTCCGCGTTTGGCTCGACGCTATCGCCGCCGGCAAGAGCATTCACATTGTCAATATGGTCAACGTCATGCACACCACGGAGGAGGAAGCCGCCCATGCCCGCAAGGCGTCGGACACAAACTGCCCCACCCACGAAAAGTGCCACCGTCGCTACGTCACTATCAAGAAGTTTGTATTCGCGGACAACTACTGGGCCGAAGTCCCAACTATCCAGGAGCAGCTTCTTACCGAAGCGCGTATCCTTATACCACTGTCCCATCTCGAAGCAACTATGGCTTCGTATCGAAGCTTCCTTCCCGAAATACCAACTTGGCGTGATCGTCAATATAAATCCGCTCTCGCCACCCGAGAAATCCGGTCAACCCTCCCTGACGGGAGCACACGCCTGCGCCGCCTGTTCGAGCCGAAGGACAAGCTTCGAGGCATTAGCGTCAACGACCCCATCCAGTCTACCGGAGCCCACTTCATCAACTTTGGGTTTCTCACGCTCCATAAACGCGGTTGTCCGCTCGTTAATCAAGTGCATGACTCAGTACTCGCCCTCTGCCGTCGTGAGGACCGTAATAAAGTCGCCGACGAAATTCGTGACGCATACGCGCACAGAGCGATCATCGAAGGGAAAGAGGTCGCCATAAAGATGGACCTGACGAGAGGTGAGAGTTGGGGAGAAATGGAAAGCCTATCTTAGGCATATGCCCGGTGTGCCGCAAGCCGGTTCGGCTGTGGAACATCGGCGATTTTAACTACTTAACCTGCGGGCACAAATCTGGGCGCACGTGGTGCCCTGGAGGCTATCGCAAACCCGCGGAGGTATTGGCACGATGAGGGCGGCCAATGCACGACAAAGTCATCGGGGAACAGCTAGACCGGCTGTGCAACCTGCTAAAAAGTCCCTCAATAAACTGGGCGAACGTCGAAATGCGAACGAACGCCATCCACTTCCTCCGCTCCTTCGGGCAATTCGTGGCCCCGACGCAGCGGGACGAACTGGCAGAAGCGATCCGTACACGGTTTGGACTCTCTCCAGCGTCATTCGCCTTTGCTATTGGCTGTGAAGACCCGGCGAAGCTGGAAGACGCGCTGACGCCGCCCGAGCTTCGCCCTTCGCTCGAAGAACTGTTCCCAAAGGGTGGGTGGCTTGGGCGCTACGCCGAGTTTACTCGCGGTCACGAAGCTCCCATCCTCTTCCACTTCTGGAATGGAGTGTCGGTGGTTGGCGCTGCACTCTCGCGCCGCGTCTTCTTCGAGAAACACTATTACCGTGTGTACCCGAACCACTACATCGTCCTCGTCGCCCCGACGGGCAAATGCAAGAAGTCCACTTCGTTGAACATCGCCGTCGGCCTCCTCCGTGACTCCAACGTCATTGAAATCCTCAGCGAGAAGGGCACCCCCGAAGGCATCCTCGACGTGATGGCACGGCAGGTCACCGCGAAGGCGTCCGTAGGTGGCACGTCCATCTCCACCGCGAACCCGTCCCTCTTTATCCATGCGCCTGAGCTCGGCGTCTTCATGGGCAAGCAGGAGTTCAACGAGGGGCTTGTGCTTATGTTGACATCCATCGCCGATTGCCGCGAAGGCCCCTTCGACTACGTGACCCGAACGAAGGGCCGGCTGACGCTGCAGTCACCCGCTGTCCACTTGCTCGGCGGCATCACGCCAGATGGCCTCGCCCACTCCATCCCCCAATCCGCCTTCCTCGGTGGGACCATCAGCCGCTTCGTCTTTGTTGTCCAGGCGGACACTCCACGCATATTCGCCCTGCCGAAGCCGGCAGACGCGACCCTCCGAGCGTGGCTGCAGGCAAAGCTAGTCTCATACTCCAATCTCAGCGGTGCGGTCATGATGACTCCGAAGGCGGAGGAGTGGTACGAAGCGTGGTACGCCACCTCGCGGCAGGAGCAGCATGACAGCCTTCAGTTGTCCGGCTACTTCGAGCGCAAGCCGGACCATCTCATCCGGCTCGCACTCATCCTCACCATCAGCGAAGAGCTGCCGATGGAGTTGTCAGAGAACACCCTCCAACGAGCCCTCGCCCTTCTCGAATTGACTCAGCGGTACATGCCGGAGGCATTTAGCATCGTGGACGTAACGGAGCAGGGGCGGCATTACGAAGTCGTGGTGGAGGCCATCACGAAGGCTGGCGGGAAGATTGATCACAGTGCGCTGCTAAAACGGGTATACAGGTACGGCGTGAACGCTGACCTCCTCAGCAATAAGATAATCCCTACGCTGGAGCAGGCGGGGGTTGTCAAGGAAGTTCGTGACACCACGAGGCGGGTGCACTTTTATATGTTAACGAAGCGCTGAACATTGTGTCAATTCTGGCACAATGTTGGGGGAGGCCGCTCAATGGGCAAAGACATTGCTGCATGGCGCCGCGAGGCGCAAGCCGAAGGCTCCGACTCCGCAAGGGAGTGGCTTGACAAGTTGTACGACTCAGGAATGTCAGCGAAGCAGATTGGGGAGAAGTTGGGGCTGACGCGAAGCGGAGCGTACCATCTGCTGAAGCGGTTCGGGGTGAAGCCGCGCCCAAGGGGCGGGCCGAATAGGAGGTAGCCAATGAGCGACCGCCACTGCATTCATTGCAATCGCCCCACCGAAATCTTCTCCATTCACTGCAAGCGGTGTGGAATCGCGGCTAGGCTGGCAATGCGAGAGTTTCAGGGTAACGAGCCATGGAAGCCGGGAGGCAAGGGCGCCATCCCCTTGTGCCATGATGACGGAACCCCTGTCACGGATGAGGAACGCCGCCTCCACCATGCAATCATCGCAGGGCGGAGGCGGCGTCGAACGGCGGTTATGTATAGTCTGCCCTAATCCGTCTGGCACTCCTTTGGCGTCTGACCATTTGCTAGGCAAGCGGCCTTCAACTCCCGAACGACCGCCTGCCAGTCACCCCTGTCCACCAGAACGCAGGTAGCCCGCCCCTCAGCAATTATGCAAGGAATCTCAGTTGGCTCCGCCCGAAGGACCGGAATCCTCACCCGGTAGGGCGATCCCGCCTGCGCCCTCACGCACCCGAAGGCCAGCGCCACCATCGGAACGACTAGCAGCATCAGCCTTCCATTCCAACGCCCGACGCGCCGCTTCATTTCCCACCCTTTCAATGTCCAGCGCCAGCTCAAGCTTGGCCTTCTGCTGAAGGTCCGCCCGGGCCAGCCACGCCTGAATGAATTTCAGGGCGATAGCGGCAATAAGATCGCCCAGGGCACCCATCTACCCCCCAGACTTCTCAATCTTGTGACCGAGGCCAACGAGCCCAATGGCCCCGCCCGCTCCATAAAGGAGCTTGGCTAGTTCCCCGTAACCTAGAAACTCCAAGATGGCCCCTCCGGCCACAATCGCTGCCGCTGCCCACGTCTTCCATCCACTCATGTTCTACCTCCCTTGTTCGAGTCGTCGCAACTGACGGTCAATGTCCTTAATGTCGTCTTCGAGTTGCAGGATGCGTTGCCGGTCCTGGGGGCGGTTCATGCTCTTGAGTTTATAGAGTTCATCCCGTAGCCGCCGTCGTTCTGACTCCAGTTGAATTTTCTTCACGTCCCCGATCTGGCGGTTCAACTCGACGGTGGTTACATAGGCCTTGGCTTCGGCGGCTAGGACATAGTGGTTGTCCAGAGTGATACTCAGAATCGCGCCGGAGAATTGGCTCAGGAGAGTGATCGCCCCACCCACAACGACGAGGCGCTTCACCCACTTATCCAGGCCACCCCAGAAGTCAATAATGGAAATGAGTGACATCAGGCTGTCCTCCAGAGGTTGTACTCCCACCACTCATCCACTACGAAGGGTCCCGCAGGAACGTGTGGCGGCCAAGCCGCACGGCCACCAACACCTCGTTGACCCGCGTTGCATCGTTCGGGTCCGCCGCCCACTTCGGCAACGTCCCCTGACGCGCCGCCTTCGTCGCCTCAACGTTGAGATAGTGCGTTGCACCACTCGTTGGATCGTCGCTAAGCTCGAAGTAAGCGGCAGCGGATGCCTTGTAGCAATCCGACCACAGCCCCGCCGAAATCTCATCAAGCTTGAGCCGCGTCGGACTCTCCGTGTTCCACGCGCTAAACTGCCACCCTTGGAACACCACATCCGACACGCTCCGCTTCTTTGAACGTGCGCGGTTACAGATGGCGTAAGCCACGCCGAGCTTGCCTTCATAAGGCTCGCCCTCGGCCTCCATATAGACCGTGTACGCAAGCCAGCGAAGTTGCTCCAACAGTTCACCAATCATCGCCGCCTCATCAACAGTTGATCAATCTTGTCCTCCAGGCGGACGAACTGCTCCTTCGTCACCATGTTGCTCTCAACCACCGCCACGCGGGTGGTGATGTCCCTTGCCCAAGCGGCGCTCATGGCCAAAACCATGGCGACAAGAATGCCCGCCACCCACTTCCACGGCACGTTATGCGAATTGCCTTCACTCAATCCAGCCCCCTCCCAAGGATGGCCGCGGCCGACGGCGCTCGCCGTTCCACCTCCACCCTCCTCCGTATTGCCGCTATCGTCCCCTGGTCAATCAACAGTCCCTGCCGCCTCGCGTCGGCAACAATCCTCCGGACCAACGCTGCGTTGCCCCCCTGAAATGCGTTGGCGATCTCCGACAGCGCTCGTGCCCGCAGAGCCTGCGCTGGCTGCCGAAGTCGAAAGGCCGTTGCGGCTACGTCTGCCGCTCCGCGCCGTGCAATCGGCTTCCCTGTCTTTGGGTGCAACGCCTGGCCAGCTGCCGTTTCCTTTAGCGCTTCGATGGCTCCGCTGACAGCTAACGGTGTAACCGCTTTGAGCGGGTCCGTCCCAAGCTCCCGAAGGGTGCTGAGTGGGGCAATAGTGTCGGCCAGGCCACCCGGCGTCTGCGGGAGGTTGAACGGGCTCAACGCCCCTTCAATCGTCCACCCCGAGCCGAGGCCGGCCATCCATGTCAGCCACTCCACCGGGTTGATCTCCGGCAGGATGTCCTTCCCCGTCCGCTTGATAATCTGCTGCTTCGCCTCACGGTACATCGGAATCCCCGCAGTGCCGGCAGTCAGCATCAACGCGACTACACTGCGTATTAGCGGAGCGGAGTTCCCATCCTGAACGGCCATCCGGCCATAGTCCACCATCTTCTCCACGTAGTTGACAACCCACGTCTTGAAAAGACCCACAGCGCGACCAGCCGGTCCAGTAAACAATGCAGGTTTGTCTATCATTCCATACAGCCAGTTCGTGCCACGGGATACGGCTGCGCCGTATCTCGCCGCTTGAACGGGGTGATACCCGAGAATGTTTCGCCCTTTCCACGCTCCGGCGTTGGTCATATGAACGTGGTTAAACTTCTCAATGAAGGTGTGGGCCGCCATCGTCTTTTGCGCCAACTTTCCCGTCACGGCGTCGAGGACCTTCAACGTAATGTGACCACCTCTCAGGCTCGATGACAAACCTTCAGCTATTTCCGCCCGAGAGTATGGCGTGAAGCGAAGCGGCTTGCCAACCGGCGTCGCTGTCCCAACCGCTTCCGCTAGTCGCCAGCCGTCTACGGTGAATGCCGACTTCAACCCATGCAGCCACGCCCGTGACCCGACCTCCGCCCACCCCGTCATGAACGGGTTTAGCGCGTTAGCGATGAGGTTGCTGGCTTTGAGACCCATCGCCTTCATAACCATGAAGTTGTTGTAAATGTTGACTCCGAGGTCAACGTCTCCCGCCACACTCATCGCCTTCATGGGGTTCTTCGTAATCCGCATTGCCAAGTTATACGTTGCAACTCGGCTTCGGGCTCCAGCACCGCCCATCAACGCGCCAATATGCTCGTGCATCAGCCGAACAAGAAGCGGCTTGTCCTTCAATGACTCCGCCTTGAGAATCGTTCTCGCCTCAGGCAAGAAGCGATCAGTGAAGAATATCCTCTCAACGCCGTCCAGATATTTGTGCATCACCCCACGATAGTCAGAAGTTTCGTAAGCCAAATTCCACGTCCGACTCTCGTCAATCGGACCGAAGTATCCCTGCTCCGGTAGCCACGTCGCCCGCTTCAACTTCGCGTCGGTATTGGTCCGCCGAACCTCTTCAACCAAACCGCCGAGCCGTTGAGCCTCCGCCGAGTAAACCGCTTGGTCAGGGAACTGCTTCGCTAGATCGCTGTAGCGCCGAAAGTTTGCCTCGACATTCAGCAACTCTTGCTCCAACGGCCAATGGGTGATGTACGTTCCCGAAACGCGGCGGAAGTCAGAGCGAATGGATTCCATCAACTCCGCCGCTGCATTTACGAGCACGCGATGTTCGACAATCGCAGCATCAAGCAGCTCAGGACGGACCCGCTGACGAAGCTGAGCGATTTCGTCCATGTTGCCACGGTTCAGAATGTCAATAGCGGCGAAGAGATTGTTCGACTCTGTCTTATTGCCCCCGAGGCCGTATTTGTCCGTGAACTTATCGACCTTATCCCGAAGGCGGCCAATGGTGCGCTTTGTATGAGTCCACAGCTCAATCCCACGCTGGTTGAAAAGGTGGGCGGCCGGGTCAGTCGCCATCACGGCTTTGGCAGTGACGGTGCCAATGTTCGCCAGATGGGCCACATCCACTCCCGGGCCATAGTTGTTCATCCGCTTCATAAGTGGATGGAACTTGCTAACCACGCGAATCCTGTCGTCCCCCAACGCAGCGATCAGATCGTCAGCGAAGTAGGCCGGAGGCACAACGCCTTCGTAACCGACCGGCGCAGCCCCCGGGCCCTCAACGGACAAGAAGCGGGCCATCTCCGCTCGGTCATGTATTCTCATCCGGCCTGCGGGGCCAACCAGCTCGGGTGCCCGAAACGTCTTCTGGCCTTCGGCCACAGTCACCCACTCAACCTTATACCCCTTCGACTCTGCAAGGGCTTCGAGCATGGAGTCGGTGACTTCCGCCCCTTTCGCCGCCGCGCGCATGATGCGCTTCCCGGTCTCACCAAAGGGCGTCAGCGACTCGCCGACGGTGACTCCGTGCCCCGCCGCTTTGAGGTCCGCAATCAACATCCCCTCGGCGGACTTCGTTCCACCACCCTCATATAGCTCGGGTAGCGACGTGCGGCCCTGCGCCAGCCAGCGCTCGCGCATCACATCCGCCGTGACACCCTCCTTGGCCATCTTCATCAACAGCCGCCGCCCCTTCGGGACTGCTGCAGCGGCACCCCAGACCCGCTGTGCCTCCGCTTCGCTGAACCCCATCTTCGTCAGCCGCTCCAGCGTCTGCCGGTGCATACGGACCGGCTGCGCTGGAGGTGGCGGAGTCTGCGGTGGCTGTGTAGCCGTAGGTCCGCCGGCCCCTTCAACCGGCATTGGCTTCGGCCCCTCGAAAGGCACCTCCCGCGTTTCGCCAGTCCAAGCGCGTTGGAACCAGTTCGGGGCCGTCGGGCTAACGGCGGCGACTGGAGGCTTCGCCGCTTCGGCGACGATGCGATCCGACGCCGCTGACGCAAGGTCGTTCTCGACGGCGATCTGTGAATGTTCCAAAATGGCCGCATCGGTTGGGACGACCACCGGCTGCGCAACCTCCCGGGCAACCGCCTGCGCCTGCGGACTTGTTGTGTCCAGCGCTTGCGCCAGCTCCTCCTCTCGCAGCTCGCGCACTCCAGGGTAGAACTCCCCCCCAACTCGCTGCGCTTCTGAAAGGCGTTGCGTCGGCTCGAGGCCAACCAGCTCCTCCACTGGCGGCACAAACTCCCCCGTCTGCGTGAACCCGGGCGTTGGGCCGTACGCCGTTCGCTGGCCGCTCTCTGGCGCTGGCGGCACCTGCTCCTGATACTCGCCGAAGAACTGCTCGTAAGGTGACGTTGGCGTGGGGGCCACCGGAGCCGTTGGCCTCGGCCCCTTCGGCGCCCGCCCCGGTGCGGGGATGTCCGGGCGAAGCATCTTGACCGACTCGGCACGCTCCTTGCGAAGCACACGCAAGCGGCCACTAATCGCCAGACGTTCCTCTGGCGTAGCCGCCCGCTTCGCCTCGCGTCGCCGCAACTCCACCTCCGAGTCAATAACCTCCAGCCGCCGTGCAACGCGAGGGTCCGTTGGACGCGCCAGCTCCTCTGGTGTTGGCCGCGCCTCTGGCCCGGTGTATGCACGGCGCTGAGCCTCTGCCACCAACTCTTCATATAACGGGTCAATTTCGCTAACCTGGCGCAGAGGGCTTTGACCAGCTGGCGGGGCCGCCCACGGTTCCCCAGCCATTCGCTCTGCCGCTTCCGACGGCATTGGAAATGGGCCTTTACCCTGCCGCGGAAGAGCTGCCCCTTCTGGAATTGGCTCTCCACGCACGGGCCCAAATGGGCCGCGAGGCGGCCTCGGCATCCTCGCGCCCATCTCCATCCCCGGCACCAACAATGAGCCGAGCAGCTCGCCAACGCCGCGGGCTGTGAACTCCGGTGTCGCCGCGCCGGTCAACCACTCCGGCGTCAGTGGCTGTTCTGGTGGAATACCAGCCGCGCGGCCAATCTCCTCGGTGACCATCCCTCCAGGCACCGCTCCAAGTGAAAGTATAGGTGCAAACGGTGCTGTAGCTAGCCGACCCGCGTGACCGACGGCACCGAGAACCTCTGTAGCCGCCTCGCCAAGCCGCCCACGCCCAGTCTCGCGCCCAGCCTCCATCAACGACTGCAGAATCTGACCCGGCGCTTCGCGGACCGTCTCCGTCGCCCCGGCGTATTGCTCTCCAACGCGGCGGCCAAACTCCCCCAGGCCAGTCGCCTCGATAACATCACCGGCGCCGTGCAGCAGACGCTCTCCAACACCCGGCCCCGCTGGCAACGCTTCAAGGCCAAGCGCTTCGCGCCCCTCATTCGACAGATCGTTGACACTGATCTGCCGCCGAGCGATCGCCAGGGCAGTCTTGCCCTCGTCGGACAGGTCCTCCAGCGCGACCTGCCCGGCGTCGAACGCCTTCTTCAATTCCGCCGCGTTGCGGTAGAACTCGGTGATGTTCACGGAGTGAACCCCGCATCTTCGAGGTCAGCTTGCGATTGCGTTGGTCGCTTTGCCGGCTGGCGCCCTGCACCATCCTTCCTCTTCAACCACGCCGGCGGCACGGGAATTGTTGGCGAAACGCCCGGCGAGCGTGCCTTCACCCCACTCAACTGATTCATCCGATCTTGCGCTTCCGCAAGGTCCTTCTGCCACCCCTGCACGTACTCGTCCTTATCTACCGTCTCCGCCGATTCCGGGAACAGCGACCGCAGCAGCGTCATCCGCTGAGCGAGGTTGAACCGCAACGAATTGATGTGGCTCTGCAGCCCCTGGATGGCCATGGCCTTGTCGCGCTGCTCCGCCGCCTGATTCCCCCGCTTCGCCTCCTGCGTCATGCGCTGCATCAGCGCATCAATTCGCGCCCACCCCTGCGTCAACGCTTCCTCCGCCCGCTCCGCCCTTTCATCCGCCGACCGCTGCTGCAGCGTCTTCTGCGCTTGTGTAACGAGGTCCGAGCGCTTCAGCCCCTTGATCTCCCGCGTTGGGAAGCGGTTCTGCAACTCTGAGTTGACGATGGCTGCCACCCAGTCATCCGGCGACACCCCACCCCGCTTGGCTATGTCCGGCATGGCGAAGCGGCCCGCGGCCATCTGCTCCCTCACTTGCGCCTCCAACTGCGGCCTCAGCTCCTCGACCTCTCGTGTCGTTCGCTCCTCTATCGACTCCGGCGCGGTCGTTTCCTCGGCGGAGATGGTTGGGTAGCCGGTCGGAGAAATGCCCCGCGTCACCTTCTTAGTCGTTCGACCGCCACCCAAGGCGCCCATTGACGCCGCTGGGGGAGCAATAGCCGCAGGCGCCCGGCCCCCCATGCTTGGCGGCGTGAGGTCAGACGGCGGCTCCGACCCAACCCCGCCCATCTCACCAAACCTATCCCACGCCTCGCGCATCCGCCGCCGCTCCCGTATATCCTGCCCCAGCTGCGGGTTGACCGTCTCCAACGCCATCAACTCCGCGTCGCTGAGGTCCTCCAACTTCCTCCCCTGCCCTGCGAGCATCTGGTTGAGAATCTCCGCTCCACGCTCCTGTGGCTGCACGGGGATGTTGCCGATCTCGGGGAAGCCAAGCCCCGGGGCGGCCTGCCTCACAGCCCCCGGCCCGAACTTCCCAATGACCGACAGGCGCTGCAGCGCCTCCTCCCGCTTCCGCCGCTCCGCCTCCGCCGCGTACATCCGCTGCGCAATGAAGCTGCGCACGAAGGAGTTCAGCGCGCTGCCGGTGGCGTAGCCAGCACCGCGGGGGTATGGCGTTGATGTAGGCACGTCGGACCAGAATTCCGCCATCGTGGCCTCCTACCTCACAACAGCCGGGGTGGCTGCGTCGCGTCAATCGTGGACTTTCCCTCGCTTGCCTGGGCCATCACCGTCGCTTCCCATTGGGACATAGCTTGTGCGTTGATAGCTTGCTTCGCAATACTGATAAACTCCTGCTGCGTCGGGTACCGATTCTCCCGCACCATGATCTCTGCCAACTTCGCGGCGATCTGGGGCCTGACGTTGGTATACCCTGGCACCTGCTGACCAACCACCTGCGCGGCCTGATAGGCATCCCGCCCAAACCCAATCTTAGCCGCAATCGCATCCGTAGCCGCGAGCTGATCCATCACGGGCAGTGCCGGAATCTCCCTCCCAAGTTGTGCGGGCTCATACGTCGCCAGCTTCGGCACGAGGCTGTTCGCCGCCGTGTCATACTCTGGCTTGAAGTTGCCCCCGAGGCTCATGGACTGGACGCCCATCCCGACCGCAAGAGGGGCCAGTAGAGCCGCGATGGGTCCAAGTGATCCAAGGGCCGGAGCGAACGATCCAGCCGCCATGCCACCGAGTTCGGCACCAGCGGCCCCGCCCATACCACCCGCAACACCGCCAGCCAGTGCTCCCGTCCCCGCTCCAACCGCGGCAGGAGCCGCCGTAGAGAGTCCAGTCATAGCTTGAACGACCGATGGCGTCAGACTCGCCCCGACATCCGCCCCGGCCAGAGCGGGGCTACCAGCTAAAGGGAAGAACCCTCCTGACATCAAGTCGCCGACATCACTAATCGGCCCCAGCTGGTTGACAATGTTGGTCCACTCCGCTGCGCTCATCGGGCCAAGTCCGCCAGCGGCGCCGCCCCCGCCTCCAAGCCCGCCAAGCCAATCAGTGATTTTGCCTCCGAGCTCGGGAAGGTTCTTCGCTCCGGTGAGAAAGTCCAAGATGCCCGACGCACTCGAACCACCCCCGCCACTGGGCGATCCGAACCCGCCTCCACCCCCACTGAACAGCCACGGTAGCAGTTGCGCCATCGCGTTCAGCACCTGCTCCCCCGTGCTCGGCCCATACGCCTGCGGCGCGGACGCCGTCCCCCCCGAGATCAGGCTCTGCAACGATTGCGCCTCCGGTGACAAGGTTGGCTTCATGTATGACCCGGCATACACTGAGCCAAGTGCCGTATTCGCCCCAAGCTGCTGCGCCTGGAGGACCGCTGGCGCGACCGCTGCGGCAATGTCCGTTTCGCCCTTGGCCTGGGTCTCCTGCAGCGACCGCAGCCAGTCTGACGTTCCGCCGTACCCCCCCGCATACTTCTCCCCAACCTGCGCCAGCTCCGTAGGAAGCCGCTGCTTTATCCGTGACTCTATCGCTTGGATATATGGAGCGTACGGGCCAAGCTCCTGGAGGAAGGGAATGGCACTATCCGGGTTCGCAGCCGTGTTGAATTCTGGCGCCGTACCGAGCATGCCCTCCAACGCCTTCGCGCCAGACTGCTGCAACTGCGTCGGTCCCTGAGTGACCCCCCCACTCGTCGCCTGCGTAAGCTGGCTAAGGAAGTTCTCCCGTGGACCAGCGATGCCTGGCGCGAAGCCAAACTGGGGTGGCCCTGCCGATGGGGATGTAAAAAAGTTAGACACTGACCTCCTCCCTCACCATTCCAAAGGCCATCATACTAACGTATTGGCCCTGGTACAACGCAGCGCGCCGAAGGGTCCCTTCTTGGCGCATTCCAATGCGGAGGGCGAACTTGCAAGCGGGCCGATTTGTCTCCGGCACGAATGCAGCGATGCGTTGGAGGCCGAATTCGGCCACGAAGCGGCGGAGGAGGTCGTGAGCGACCACCTCGCGGCCCTTGAACGACCGATCCCAAAAGACCACATGAACCTCCGCCATGTGCTTCGGGACGATATTGGTTGCGCTGAACATCCCCACGGGTTCGAGTTCGCCCCGTCGGTACACTTCCACGAAGACGTTGTTTCGGTTGGCGAGGACGGTCGAGAACGCTTCGCGGTTACCAGCGTGGTAATCATCCCACGCCTGTGGAAACGAGCTAACCTTCCCCCACAGCCAGTCAATCTTGTGCCGCGATAGCTCCAACGGAACCAGGTCATAAGTGACTGCCGATGCGGCTACTGGTCCCCCGGCGCCGCCAGCACCATCCCCGTGAACGTCACGCTCGCCACGTTCGCCTTCAACGTCAGTGTCGTCGTCGACCATGCGCCAGCTCCTTTGTATATGGAAGCGGCTTTATCCTGCAAAACCAGCAACACGCCAAACGGCGCGCGGCCAATGTTGTGGTTGTACGTTGTATCCGTGTCCGGTGTGGCATTCGTCACCTGATCCTTCAGCCACGCTATCGCAAAGTTCCCCGGGTCCGTCGCATCACCAAACGTCAGCGCGCCGTTGACGACTGCTCGAAGGACCGCCTGCTCGACTGCGAACAGCCGGATGAAATCCTCGGCCCACTGTCGCCAGTCAGAGTACGACGCTGGGGCAACAATGATGTTCGGCGTTGGGATGATGGCCATTAGTACACATCTCCACCGTCGGCGACAATCGGATACATATTGATGACTCGAACTCGCTGACTCAACGTCTGATTGACGATGCGGAAGCGGACCTTGTTCCCAGTCACCATGAACCACGCCCAGGCAAATTTGACCGAGCTGTCATTTGCCGAGCCGATGGTGATGTTGGTCGTGTTGCCCCAGTTCTGCCCACCGTCCGTTGAGGTTTCCACCGCTAACGCGGCTGCGCCGAGGTCCTCATACTCAATGCCGAGGCCAACCATCGAGGTCATCCGCCTCGGAGCTTCCATGCGGAAGTCCTTCGATTGCCACTCTATCCGAATGGCGGTGCCAAGGTCGTTGTAAACGCCCACGTCGAGTTGGGCAACCGTTCCGTCGAGGAGGCCGATTAGGACAATCCCCGAGCCGATAAGGTTGAACGCCGCGTCGAGAATCCACGTCTGCTCGTCAATCGTCCCCGTCAGTGCATCAATCGTCGTGGTCGACGACGCGAGGTACTCGAACATCTCCCCAAGGTCCTGCGAGAAAACCCAATAGGACCACTTGTCCGCCAGCTCGTTGTAGACCCAAACCTCGACGGCGCGATCAGCCGAGCCAGTCGAGGTGGCCAGATAGTACTCGCGCCGCGCATAGTTGAAGAACCCGCGGCACATCTCCAGCCGGTTCGGGTTCACCGTGTCAAGAATAGCTTGGTTGACCCGCTTGTCCCCAATGGGCACAAACTGCGCCCCGCTGTACGCGAACACGCCATCGTTGAAGAGGCCATAATGCAGCGTTCCGCGCGTTGCCAGCGAACGCCCTGAAATCAGCCCGCGGCCGACAACCCACGACTCGTCGAACTGGAACGGCGCGGTTGCGATCCCGGTCGGAGTGGCCCGGACGATGGAGTTTGACTTGTAAAGGTATAGCGACCCGCCGAGCCGCTTCCCTGTGATAACGTAGTCGTCCAAGGCGGATAGGTCACGGAAGCCGCTACCGACCCCGGTCCAGTCTGTAATGTCCCCATTGACGGACCAACGGACGCGAACACCCTTGGTCGCTCCGCCTTCCACGGTCTTTATCAACACGAGGCGGCGATTGATAATGTCCATCTGGAAGCACGGCGGCGCGTTCGCATTCAAGTCATTGTAATTTGTCGCCGTCACATCTGTATATTGTACTTGGTCCACTCCCTGCGAGAAGCAGAAGCGATCCGACTCCGGCCACACCGCGAAGCCAAACGGCTGCGTCGCGGCCCCTGTCAACCCCGCACCAGCGCCAGCGGTGATCTCAACCCAGTCACTGGTCCCGGTGTCATACTTATACATCTTGCTCGCTGTCAGCGCAACCGTTAGCGACGAGCCATTGGTCCAACGAATACGAGCCCCACCAATGGGGATGCCATTTAGCAGCGCGGTGCCGAGCTTGGCCACCCCCGGCCGCTTGTCAAGCTTACCATCCTTCCAAGAGAAGTTTCGCATGTACGGTGAAGCGTGATCTGGAAGCTCGGTGGGTGGCACGTCCCGCACGAGCATGGCTTCGCCAGGCTTGACGGCAACTTCGTTTGGCGTGGGGAGTTCAGGCTTTGCCATTTATGACGCCGGGCCGAGCGCGGAAACGTGTAGATTGCCATTTGAGTCGATGACCACGTACTTGTCACTAGCGACGAACGCCCCGAGGCTCCCAAAGCGAACGCCGCCACTGACGCTCCAGAGCGAGTAGTTATTCGACGCGCCGGAAGGAGGGCCAGCAATCTTCAAGGTCGAACCATTGGTTGTCCCCGCCGGAACCCCCGAGACAAAGACATACAGGCCAACTGCATCGGTCATGGTGGCCGATCCGCCTTGAAAAATTGGGCTAATAGTGGCACCCGTCATAAGCACGTGAACCCCAGAACTGGCCTCTTCTAATGTTGGGGCGATGAGGAGGCCGCGCCCAAGCTGACCCGCAGGAACCGTCAAGGTATTCGAAAGGCCAATCCCGGTCGCACCCGTGCTCCCCACGAGGGTCCCCTGAATGAGCAGTTGAAAGTCTGCGTTGGCTGCCGCACCGATGGCGTGGGGGCCAGCGCCGGAAACAACTAAGTTACCCGCAATCGTGAGGTCGCCATCCTTATCAAGTTTGCCTTTACTCGACCCGCCAACTTGGAAGTCGAAGAGGAGCGAGTTCGCTGCAGACGCCGTGTTTGTTGTATTCCATTCCAACCCGGTAAACGTCACCCCAGCGGCGTTCCAAGTATTGGTCACAGACACCACGTTGATGTCGGTTGTGTACGTGCCGCCCGTGATTGTTAGGGCCGGCGACGTGACCGCAGTCGGCGCCAACGTAATATTGCCTGTGTTCCACGCGGCGGATGACGCGGCCAATCGCTCCCGCACATCCAGCTTGAGCTGACGTATGTGGTCATCAATCGTGGAAGCCAATGCCGAGCCAGCCGGCGCCGTTTCGTCCCACGTATTCGTGAACGCGGCCAACCCCGACGCGGCAGCCAGAATTGCCGCCAGTGTCCACGCACCAATCCACCCACGCCACCTTCTCATTTCTGACCTCCTTTACACTGTGCCAACGCCGCTTCCACTTGAGCCGCGCGTTGCATCTGCTGGTACGGAAACAGCACCGCTTTCTCCACCCACATCCACCCAAAGTACAGGATCAAGACACTCGCCCCAATGCGTAGCAGCCACATCGTCCACTTGTCCATTTCGCCTCACCTCGTGAGATCGGGCGCAAGCGCCATATCCAAGTACTCGTCTTCAACCTCCGACGTTGTGACCAAGCTTCGTACCACGTCCGCCCGCATATCACGATAGAACGCTGCTTTCGTAAGGTTCCCAGTCTCGGCATTGAGGATGTACGCCGCCTCCCAGATAACCGCCCAATCCCACTCCTCCGGCAATACGATGCTCCCGTTGCCAGCCAGCCTCGTCGGGCGCAACCGATAGCGTATCTGTATCGCATACGTCCCATCCGGTGTTGGGTGGAACTCGATTGCATTGCCCCAGTGGGCGAACCAGACCGGCTTCCCGTTCACCGACTGATCCATCATGTCGAAGTGGCCGACGCTGTGGGCGTGAATTGGCCGCTTGTTGGTCGTATCCCGAAGGGGCGAAAACACCGCCAGGATGTTACGACCGGAGCCGGCTGCGAGGATGGTCGTGTCGAAGTTGTACCGCCGAGTTCCGGAGGCGGTGTTGAACGTCGCCGGCAACTGGTCCAGTTCGTGAAACGTGACCCCCCGCGTGGCCGCGGCACGAAGGTAACCTTGGTCAATGGCCTCCTGCACTTCCGTGTCCATGTCATCACGGTTGCCAATGGTCCGCTTGACGTTGGCAGCCAGCCGTGCGTATGTCATATTCGACAAATTTAGCCCTCCCCAACCAGACTGCCACAACCCCCCGAAGCGTTCAATTCGCTTATCGCCGCGGCGACTGTTGCCCGATTCTTGAACAGTTCATCACTAACTTTGTGCCCCGCTCCGCCAAGACTACGAAAAACTAGGGCAAGCGCCGCTTGTTTCTGCTTAATTACTAAGAACGGCCTAATTAACTCTATAACCCGCTCAGCATCGACCCCGTTCACTCGCCATCGGTGAACTGGCCTAAGCGGCTCACCGACTTTATTGAAACCCTTTCGGTTTACAACGCCAATCCTTCCACCAAAGTGACGATGGAGCCATTCGGCCAAATCGTAGCTGAGTGTGGCTACGGTAAGAGCGATACTTTGACACGAACCGGACGGCCAGTGTACGAAAATGCTCCCCTCACCATCAACGATCCCCGCTGCGTAGGCTAAAACTCTTTCATCCATTATATCAGCGCCTCATCGCCCTGCGGCTCATCTTGGTATCCCTCGCCCTCTGGCAACGTCTTCTTGCTCACGTAGTACCCGTGCCCCTGCTCCAACAAACAATGCTGTCGGCAGACAAGGAGCCCGTCCTGTCGCGTCAACGCACTCTTAGGATAGTCGAATCCGCACCGGGCGCATTCAAACCACCGCTCCCATCGCTGGTTCCCCGCTTGACGTGGCATCGACCCTACTCCAACGTGATGAACACCGTCCCAGCATCCAGCGTCGGCACCACGAGGCCAGAGACCCAATGCTCCACCATCTCTGACTCGCTGTAGTTCGACCCAGTCGCCGTTCCCTCCCATATCTTGCGCCCAGCCGCATCCTGCACGATGGCGTTATTCCCCGCCGCCGCGCCCTCCGCTGACCACCGAATTGACTTGATCTTGATTCGCGTGGACTGCCCGAAAGCCGTAACCGTCAAATCCGTCGCGGCAGCGGTGTCCACAATCCACGGGTTGCCCGCCAAATTGTTCGCCATGCCATCCTCCTACGGCACCGACGACGAGCGGCGCCAGAACGTGCCTCGCTTCGACTCTTCGACCACAGCCGGTCCCCCGCCGGCGAGGATACCCACATATGACCACCCCGACGCCTGCCGCCACGCCTGCGGCTTTGCAGCGTTCGGTGTCACGCCTGGAATGCCACCCCCAATGCCGGATATGCTTTTGCGTTTCAGCGCGCTGTCAATTGCCATTACGGCCCCGCAACCATCTCCGCTTCGCTGTAAGTCGTCCCATCGTCACTGAGGGCCTTCTTGGCAATGACCACCCCAGCATCGTTGTGCACTTCCTTGTTCGTGGCGTCTATGTCAAGCTTGTTCCGCGATTCCAT